GTATCTGTCCACGGTACGTTGACTACAGCTTGTCCAACATTATTGACCTGAATGCCGTAAGTTCTAGCACTGGTTGCAGTTACCCCATTTGCAGCAGTGACGTTTACTGTGTCTGAAAATAACTCAATGCCGCCACGAACTGTAGAGGTTGCAGCAGGCAATGTGTAAACCGCATCTGTCCAAGGCACGTTCACCACCGCCTGACCAGCAGCGTTTAATTGAATGCCATACGTTCTGGAAGCAGTGGTAGTAACAGGGTTAGCAGCTACCGATTGGTCTGTATCGCTAAATAGCTCGATGCCGCCGCGAACTGTAGAGGTTGCTTCTGGTAATGAGTACTGAGTCGTTAAGTAGCCAGCACTCGCATGGTTACCCCAGCCATAAGCTGTTTCTGAACGGTCTACATAGTACTTGCCGCCAATGGCATCAACGTCACCAGTCGTGCCGCCGGGTCTGCCAATGTAAAGTTTTCCAGTTGCACCTACCTGCGAATAGGCTAACTCGCCATTCTCAAGAGTAGATGGAGCTGCTGTTGCGGTACTTCTTTTGATTAAGAGTGTGTTAGCCATAATAAGTCTCGTTAAAAATTACCTGAATCAATTGTATCATTAGTTTTAATAAAATCGTCTGAATCGTATCCGTCTAATGTATCAGCGTTTACCACGTTACCCTGAGAACCGCCTCCATTGCTTACATAAAAGCCAGCACCAAAAGTTACTGTGACGGTTAAAGTCTTACTTGAAGTATCAGAGACATCCGAATCTATCGTTACCGGGCTTCCATCGGGGTCTGCTACAGCACTTAACGTAAGGTAGAAGTCATACGTTGAGTTGGCATCTAACACTAAATCAGTGTCTAAGAAATACTCTATGTCATTTGACGCATTAACGCAGCCAGCGTTAGCGATTGTCTGAGAGTACCAACGATCACTTGTGGGAGTTTCATTAAGTATGGTCTCAACTCTGTATTCAGTTGGAGCTGGAGTTCCAGAGAGAGTCTTAGTTAGTGTTTGGCTTAAAGTTGTCCAGGCTCCACCATTCTTTCTGTAAACAACAGAGACAGTGATGCTCTGTGGAATCTCGAAATACGATTGATTGCCAGAAACTGTAGATACAGCAGATAGACCATCTCGCGTATACTTTAAACTGACCTCAGTTGCAGAATCAGTAGTAGTCAGGGTCATTAACTGTGAGCCATCTTCCGTAGTGTAATTCTTGGCTACTGTGTCAATTTCCGTATTAGTTGCTGCCGAAATCTGAGATAGGGCTTCAGGCGTAAATCCATCCTGGTCAATTAAAGGAATACCACCAGCAGACAAGTAGATATTCTTGAGGATAACATTACCCTCTTTATCAACAGAAAATGGAGCTGTAGCAGGTGCGGCCTTACCAGCCCACATTCTATAAGTGTCATCAGCTCCGGATAAGACTGCAACATTATCTCCGCTACCAGCGGTTACTGTAGTCAACGAGTTGATTCTATCGCCAGCAATGGTGCCAGAAACGATCATGTTGCCACTTAGGAAGTTAGCCTCAGCAACCCATGCACTTCCACTATAAACCCAGCCATACGTTAAATTAGGGTCTACAGAAGTGTCTGTAGTAATGACGATGTCATTTGCCTTTGCAGCTCGTCCAGCTTCAGCTAGAAACTCGCCAACAGTAGGGGCAGCAGAACCTGATTTACTGATTCGGTAAAAGCTAGGAATATCATGGTCAGCAGGTGCAATAGCGCCCGCAAGTGTAGTTGCAGTTCCTGCGTAAACCCACGCGCTTGCATTACCAGTAAAGTCAACAGCCTGAAGATAATAATGACGAGTCTGGCTCGTGGTTAAATTAACATCAATAAAACTTTCAGCACTAACCATTCCAAGCAATGTCGCACCAGTCTGAGTTGCTGTAGCGTTTGACTTGACGTTGACATGACTTAAATCAGCAGCAGTTGGATTAGTCCACTTAACCTTAATGCTTTTAAAACCGCCAATAACGGCAAAGGCTGAAGGAACTCCTGGGGCAATCGTATCTTCAAATGCGCTTACAGGACTTGCATTAACAAAAGCACTTTGCACACCAAGAGCGTTTTTAGAGGCAACCGAAAAAGAGTATGTGTCATACAAAGGATTATCTAGCTTAAAGCTCAATCCCTGAACAGTCGTTTCCTGAGTTACACCGCCAGCAGTCCACTTAACAATATATTCAGAAACAAATGAATCTAAGGCAGCATCCCATATGGTTGTAATAGACGGAACTATAGTGCCATCTTGGGCAACTGAGGTAGATGAAGAAGATGTAACATTCCGAGGAAGAGCTATCTCAAATGGATCTGGGAATGCAGTGTCAGGGTAGACTACTTCCTGAGCAGATAGGTCGTATGTGTAAATACTTGGGTCGTACTCTAACAACCCAACGCTAACAGTGCCGTCATAATTTAACGATATAGACTCTACCTGAAACAGCTTTAACTGTCCTTCCCAGGCTGGAGTGGGGTGATTTACAGTTACAATATCAGCAACAGCGAGATTTAATGCCTCGCTTGTCGCTTTAAAGCTGCATCGAAGTGCGTTTCTTGACCGCTTCAGTATTACCCTGGCTAAATCTCTGGCAGCATAGAAGCTAGTTACTGTTTCCAGTTCTATTTCCTGAACCAGCAAAGTACCATTATCTTCTGCAAGAAAAGCTATTTCCTCTGCTGATCCAGCTTCCGGCCAAGTAGCCTGGTCTGGCTCATAAAGAATGGCGCTATTAGGGAACTTACAGATTACCCGGTTAAACTTGTTTTCTTTAGTCTCACCCTTAATGGATAGGCCGCCGAGCATATTGTCAGTGTTAAACGTAAATACGCTAGATTTTGCGTTATCAATGATTAAACTGTATTGGCCTTGAGAATAAGGCAAAAATCCTCTACAGCCCATTAATAGACGTTCAAGGTTCTCAAATAGCGTTTCATCTGTTTGCAGCACAGCGTGACAGTCAAATATCTTACCGGCGTATCCGTTAGGGTAAACCGTGACACTTTCATCGCAATCTGTTGCCGCAACACCAAAACCTATCTCATCTATAGCGGATAATGGAATACCTTTACCAAAGCGATTATTTGTTAAATAGTCCCGAATAACTAAAGCGGAGTTAGAAGAATATTGCCAAGTAGCTTGGTTATTTGATCTGTGAGTCGAGACGGCAAGTTCACTATCATAAGCAGGTGATGTGCTATCTTTTCTTGGGTCGTACAATGCTCTACCTTGCACAACACAGGTAATATCAGGAATACCTTGAAACTTGTCTTTATTCCATTTTAATCTAATGGCTAGATAAGCAACGCCTTTTAATGCGTGAGTTGAATCCCATCGAGGATCACCCTCTTGCAAAATAGAACCGCTAAATGATGTCCCGAATGTAGCGTTTGGCGTATTGTATGTTTGAGTGTCATCACCGTAAAAAGCATGGATAGTGTATAACCCAGACCAGTTAGCAATGGGCTTATCGTCCAATCTAATGTCTGAAATGCCTGTTATTTTGCCTTCACAAAGCACATGGGCTATATAGAGATATTCGTTCTTATCTCCACCAGGGACATCTTTAGTTGAAACAAATACTCGTACACCACCTACTCTTCTTGTTCCATAAATAACAGGTATAGGCTCAATGTTTGATTCTTTGTTTAAGAGGACTCCAGCCATAGCATCGGCTGACTTTTTAGCCTTTTTCATGGCTTGTTTAGACATCACATAAGATGCACTAACAAATACAGCAGCTAAAACAACCCATAATGCCATTATTTACGTCCCCATTTCATATCTTTAATGGATGCAGCGGCAAACTCAAATCCGTTGTCACTAGAGAAGTGGAGCTTTTGCGAATTGCTGTTTGTTTTCCGGCCATTCTCTTTCTCAAAGTCTTTCCAGTGAGAAGCGATAGCTATTTTAATAGTGCTGTCAGATTGAGAATCTTCAATCTCATATCCTGTCATTACTCCATTGAATATTAAGATTGGACTTCCTATCACTGCTGCGGCATCGCTCATCACAGCGCGATAAATGTTGACTGGGATATCTATGTAATTTGAATTTAAGAACAGTGCGATGTAAGTCTGATCAACACCAGAAAGAGTGATGTTCATAGAATTGACGCGCAGCTCAGATGTCTCCTTAACATTATCAACGCCAAGAAAGTGTGAGCTAGACGGGAAAGTAACGCCCAACGCAAAAACATCCTTATCCCAATCAGTGATTCTAATTGGGGATGGGAAGTCAAATTGTATTAGCGTGGCAAGATTAAAGTCATCCTTTGCAAGCTCCGCAATGGTTAACGCATCAATTGATCTAGTCATCAGACTGCCTCTATGAAATCTACCTCATAGTCTAACAGAGAAGACGAACCTAGAGAATATTCTTGAACGTCATCATCGAGCCTTACAGAGAAAGGAACGGCGTTATAAGTAATTAGTTCATCATTGACTACAGCTTGCCGCAATGCTGGCTCAAACGTTAAGGTGCCTGACCCGGTTCTATCAGCAATAATAAGATAAACCTTTGAATGGTTGGCAAACTTAATTAAATCGCCAGCCTTTAAAGTGCCTGTAAGTCCATCAATAGCAATAGAGGTTGTTCCAGCAGCATATCCAGCAACTAGGTTTACTCTAGGGGTTCCAGACGCATTACCGCTCTTATAGCTTATTTCAGGAAGTACTATCTGAAATATCTCAGCCATACCTCTCTGAGACATAATAAAGGCTAATACAGGCGCAAATTCAGACCTAGACAGTCTGGAATAAGCCGCAGAAAACTCCCAACGCTGACCGCCTATATTTCTTACCTGGGTTCGACCAGATATTGTCTCACTAGATAAATTGTAGTGACGACTTTTAAAGCCTACAGACTTAAATATGGGTGATGCCGGGTATGTTCCACTCATGCTAAGGATGCTCTTCCGCGATCATTGACCGCTTGGTTAATCATGGACATTATCTGTCCTCTGCGAGAATTAAGCAGCCTGTCAAACCCAGCGGTGTCGTTAGCTTGAATACTGAAGTTTACACTTACATTCTGCTGTACTGTCTCACCTTGCGATCCAACTGCTTTCTTTAGGTTCTCATTAGTCGCTATTCTACCAGAAGTTCCCATAGTTAATA